TGGGAATAAGCGGACAACTTTATCGGTATCTCCACATAACGTAAATTTTTAAAAATTATTGAAAGAAGAAGAATACAATGAGTAATCAAAAAAACACAAATCAAAGCATTAAGCGTAAATCCGTAAAGCAGCCTCCCGACAGCTACATGAGCAAACAAGACAACGAAGCTCTGCGGAAGATACAGGAATTTGCCGCCATGTCCCCGGAGGAAAAAATCGTAGAACTGCAAAAACAGCTTAAAGAAGAACGCGCCCGCGCCGCAGGAGCGGAATCCGAGCTTTCCCGATTAAAGGAATTGCGCCATAACGACAATCTTCATAACAACGCGAATATAGAGAATCTTAAAATGCAGTTAAAAAGCCTTGAAACTGAACTTGAGGCAGCTTATGCGCGGATTAAGGAGTTGGAAGATGGGTAGAAAGTAAAATAGCTAAACCCAATACAGCGACTTATTTCCAAGTTGGTAATAAGTGCGCCGAATAATACAGTAGGAGGAAGAGGATATGTTTGAAAATGAACATGATTATATAGTCCCGGCGATTGATGGAGGTACTGGCGATTTAGTGGACATACGCATGGTTTCGGTAGATAAAAACCTATCCAAACTGCAAAGGATTATTGAATTTATAAGGCAAATAAGAAATCCATACCGCTTCAAATGCGGCAAATTCACAGTATCAGTCCGCTTTTCTAAAAATGGACCTACGTTGGAGCAGTGCCTGCGAGGGCTGGCTGCTTAAAATATAATGAGGACGATTCAGCCGTTGCAGTAAATATAAACGCAACGGCTGAATTGTTCCCACCAAAGGGTTTGCTATTGGTCAATATTTAAGGAAGTGTTCGTGCAAGCACCGAACCTTTCCTTAAATATTTATCGGCAAACTGGACTTTCCTGAAAAACAAGTGTAGAATTATCAGCGAAAAAGAGTAGCTGAATAACGCTTATCCGCACACCTTGATATTTTCGGGATTGGAAAACCAAAATAAAAAGGAGTGCATTAGTCATGTCAGAAAAGATATACAAAACGGCAAAATACATTCGCCTGTCCTATACGGATGAAAAATCAAATGAAAGCGACAGCGTGGGAAATCAGCGCAGGCTTATTGACGATTTTTTGAAGAACAACCCTGAATTGGAAGTTTTTTCCGAATATGTGGACGACGGCGTTTCAGGCATTATTTTTGACAGACCCGCTTTTAAACAAATGATGGCTGATATTGAGGGCGGGAACATAGATTGCGTGATAGTCAAAGACCTTTCTCGTTTGGGCAGGGAATACATTGAAACAGGCCGTTATCTGCGCCGTATATTCCCGGCCTTCGGAGTTAGGTTCATCGCCCTTACCGACAATATCGACACGATAAAAGACAGCGGTGATGACCTCGTTGTATCTGTAAAATCCGTTATAAATGACGCTTATTGCCGTGATATATCGGTCAAAACCCGCTCGGCATTGGGGGCGAAACGGGATAACGGCGACTTTGTGGGAGCCTGCCCCGTATATGGTTACAAAAAAGACGAAAATAACCGGAATAAGCTTGCAATTGACCCTTATCCCGCGAGTGTCGTCCGTGATATTTTTCGCATGAAGATTGACGGCATGAGCGCGCTGAAAATCTCGGAAACGCTTAACAGCCTTGGTGTCCTGTCCCCCATTGAATACAAAAAAGCCAAAGGTCTGCCCCATCCCAAAGGCGGATTTTCAGACAAAGCGGACGCAAAATGGTCTGCGACCACGATAATCCGCGTATTACAAGATGAAACATACACAGGAACACTCATACAGGGGCGGCAGGGCACTTTAAACTATAAAATCAAAGATTTGATTAACAAACCCGAATCGGAATGGAAACGTACCGAGGACGCGCATGAGGGCATAATATCCAAGCACGATTTTGACCTTGCTCAAAAGATTATGCGTCTTGATACCCGCACGGCACCGGGCAGTGAAAATGTGTATATTTTTTCGGGAGTCCTAATATGCGGAAGCTGCGGCAACCGCATGACAAGAAAGACAGTGCCGTATAAAGGCGCGAAGTATTTCTATTACTACTGCCCCACGACAAAAAAGCGGGGATGTACAGGGGGCGCGAACCTGAAAGAAACTGACCTTGCGGAATGTGTCTTGGAAAGCATAAAGGCGTATATTTCAAACGTGGCATCACTTGACGCGATTATAGCGGAAAGCAATGGCCGCCAACTAATCAGTGCCCTTGCCAAACAGTATACGGAGCAGATTGAGGAAAACAATCGGCAGTTAAATCAGATTAACGGTTTTAAGTCAGCGCTTTATGAAAACATGATTAGCGGCGTAATATCCAAAGATGATTACAAGGCATTTAAAGCCAAATATAACGCCGATGAGACTAAGCTGAATAATGCCATTGAGCTGCTTAAACAGCAACTTGATGATGCCCTTTCGGGCAAAAGCGAACGTATGCGGTGGGTTGAGCATTTTAAGCGTTTCGATGACTTGACAGAAATTGACCGCCGCACGGTGGTCAGCCTTATTCACAGCATACACATTATCAGCAAGACAGAGTTGGAGATTACATTTAATTACCAATCTGAATATGAAAACGCATTGGCGATTTTACAAAAGGGGGCGGCATAAGATGGCTAGGAAAAGCAGAAAAAACATTGAAGTAACAGCGGCAGCAGACGTAGTGACTGCCGCCACAGTCTACAACGCGGCGGGCTATATCCGCCTTTCGGTTGAGGATAACAAGAAAAAAGGCGACTCCGTGGACACACAGAAAACGATTTTGCAAAACCATATCGCACTTATGCCGGATATAAAACTGCATGATTTTTATATCGACAACGGCATTTCCGGCACGACATTCGAGCGGCCCGCGTTTAAGAAAATGCTTAATGATGTTGAAAACGGAGTAATAAATTGCATTATCGTAAAAGATTTATCGCGTTTGGGGCGCAACGCCATAGACACAGGATATTATATCGAAAAATATCTGCCCTCCCTCAAATGCAGATTCATAGCTATTAGTGATGATTTCGACACAAGCGATGATATAAACAGCGGCGCGGGTGTGATTCTGCCGATAAAAAATATCGTAAATGAGGCTTACGCGCTCGATATAGGGCGTAAAATAAAAGCGCAGCAACGGCAGGCCATGAGGGACGGCGATTACATAGGGGCAAGGCCGCCTTACGGCTATCTTAAAGCTCCCGACAACTGCCACAAGCTGGTTATTGACCCCGCAGCCGCTCCCGTAGTTAAGCAGATTTTCGAGTGGTTTCTTGATGAGGTCAGCGCAAACGAAATCGTCCTCCGCTTAAATGAAAATAACACAGCCACTCCGAGCCATTACCGCAAGGCGATGGGGATAATTACTCATGATAGCCTCATAGGCAACGGCGCTTGGCAGACCTTTACGATTACAAGAATTTTGTCGGATGAAGTCTATACCGGGGATTTGGTACAGGGCAAGAGCCAAAGCACCGCCCGCAAGCAAGTCCGGGTTGATAAGAGCCAATGGATAAGGGTAGCAAATACCCATGAGCCTATTGTAAGCCGCGAAGTTTTTGCCAAAGCACAGGAGCGGTTAAAATTATTATCCGACAAATCCGCCGCCAAACCTAAAAAGGAATACACGCCAAACATTTTTAAAGGCAAGGTTTTTTGCGGCCATTGCGGAGGCAGTATGCACAGAACGAGGGGCTGGAAGCGCAAAGGGACAGGCGAGGAAATGTATGTTTTTAATTGTTTGTCCAATAGCCGCAAGGCCCGCGGTTCCTGTAAATCATTCATCGTGCAGGAGGCCGACATCAAAGAGGTTTTACTCACGCTGATACAATCCCATGCCGATGTTATTATAGGCAACTCCTTAAAACTCCACAAAAACTCGGCTGAAATTGATAAAAAAAGAGAAGAAGCAAAAAGCGAACTCGCCGCTCTGAGGGCTGAATCTGACAAAAACGGCAGAATGTTTAAAAGCCTGTATGAAAGCCTTGTCAGCGGCCTGATTACCGCCGAGGAATACCGGGAAATGCGAGAGGGCTACGAAACAAAAATACAGGAAAATCTTTCCCTCGCCGCAGAGGTTGAAACAAGGCAGGCCGAACTGGATAGGCAGATTATCGAATACTGCGAAATAGCGGATTTGATAGCAGACACCGTTAATAATGAGATTACAGCTAAAGTCATTGATTGCTTGATTGGAAACATACGGCTTTTCGCCGACAGGCGCATTGAAGTTGATTTTCTGTTCAGCGACGGCCTCGACATGGTAAGTGATTTATGCGAGTTGGATGAGCCATCAGTTAATTCAAACGAGCCGGTAAAATTAAA